AGGAGATTGTTGCTAAAGTAAAGGAGGGCAAAACACCGGAGAAGATTGCCAAACAATTAAGGAAAGCCAAGGATAAAGCCGCTGCCAAGCAAGCAGCTTATGATAAGGGAGTAGCCGAGAGGGCGCGACAAGCGAAGGTCGATTCTGAAGCTGTAAGGGCCATCAGGGAAAGGCACGACAAAGATAAGCCTTCTGCTTTGGAGATGGGTCTTGCTGGCTTGTCGGGGGGATTGCTCGGTGGCCTGATGGGAACATACGATAGATACTTTGATTCCTCAAGAGCAGCCAAT